CCACCACTCTCTTCCCACCTCATCCACCACTACCAACACATCCAACACCCGCCACACCTACCACAACAACTACCACAACTGCCACAACTGCCACAACTGCCACAACAACTGCCACAACTGCCACAACTGCCACAACTGCCACAACAACAACTACTACTGAGGCTCAGACAACTGCTATGACTACCACTACGGCTGCACAATCAGTATCTAAACCTACCATAGTTAATGAAAAGCATCTGCTTTCGATTATTGTAAATGCTGGAGTGTTAGGTACTTTCCCAGTATTGGTTAACAATCTGATAGAACACCAAACACTTACAAATGGTGTGATTACCGATCATACTATTGTCTCGGGTGTTACTACATACAACTACAATGACATTGACAAATTGATTATGACTGTGACTCGGGATGGTGAATTTACATCGGAGTTTCGCGCAGAAATAACCAATCAGTACCCATCGTTAACTAATCTTACCTATTCAGACGCAGTAAAGCTGGTAGGGATTGCTAATATTGATAATGTTATTGTTCAGGTAGCAGGCGCCGATGGTGCGTTTGTAGATTAAGAGATATAAAATGAAACTATATGTAACCAGCGACATTCACCTAGAGTTTGGTGACTGTATTATTAAAAACGAAGACAACGTGGATGTATTGATCCTTAGTGGTGACATCATGGTTGCCCAGGACATGCACGACCATCCGCCAACTGTGACTAGTCCATATGACTCATATAACAATCTAGGGGAACGTCAGGAGAAGGCCAAACGCTTTCGAGACTTTCTAAGTCGGTGTAGCTTTCAATTTCCACACGTGATCTATGTGGCGGGCAATCATGAATTTTATCATGGCAAGTGGCCTATTGGTATTGAGTACCTGCGTGAAGAGTGTGCAAAGTTCCCCAATGTGTACTTCATGGAAAACGATTGCCGTACAATTGGAGATTTTACATTCATTGGTAGCACATTGTGGACCGACATGAACAAAGGTGATCCTATCACATTGTATCATGTTGCAGGTATGATGAATGATTACAGAATCATTCGTAATAGTGATCACGGATTCAGACGTCTAACCCCCGAAGACACGGCCTTACGCCATCGTGCCAGTGTGGGATACATTCAACAAATCGTGGAAGGCAAGTTTGATCAAAAGTTTGTTGTTGTGGGGCACATGGCACCTAGTAAATTAAGCACCCACCCTAGGTACGCAGATGACAACATGATGAATGGTGCATACAGCTCTAGCCTAGACGAGTTTATTATAGATCATCCACAAATCAAACTATGGACACACGGACACACGCATGAAGATTTTGATTACATGATTGGTAGCACTCGTGTGGTGTGTAATCCACGTGGGTATATCAACTATGAAGAAAGAGCCGACACATGGCAACCAAAACTGGTGGAAATCTAATGTTCCAGTACCCAGTTAAATTGACCTGGGAAAGACATCCCAAGTGGAATGAAATTTGTGCATGGGGAGTTGAACATTTTGGCTTGCCTGGCAATCAATACACGACCGAGGTGTGCGAAGAATACATGTGTTGGAACTTTTCCAGCGCACAAGATCAACTTTTATTTGTAACAGCATGGGGAAATGATCAATGAATTTCGAAGAAACAGCAATGTGGCAAAGACTCAGCAACGGTGATGCCAACTATTACACCAAGGCCGCTGAGCCTGAACGCACAGCATTCCGTGTTTGGCTCAAGGGCTTGTTACAAGAGCGACGGATCACTGTGGAATTTGAAAAAGCAGATGGTACTGTTAGGGCCATGGTTTGTACCCTAAACGAAGCTAGCGGTGCTAAGTATGTAGTTAATGAAAACCGGGAAGAAGCCACAACATCTAAAAAGAAACCCAACGATGATGTGTGCGTAGTTTGGGACTGCACCCAAAATGCCTGGCGCAGTTTTCGTTGGGATAGACTCAAAAGGATTGAATTTTCGATTGGCTAATCCACAAGCATTGATTTTGGGTTGCAGTCACGCTGCCGGATCAGAAATGCATTTAGAAGTCAACAGTGACGATGATAGATACGGATATTCTAGAAGTTACCCAGCACTCATTGCCCAGGGACTTGGGTATCAGGTACAAAATTTTTCCATCCCAGGCGGTAGTAATGATGCCATGTTTAGAATATGGGAATCTAAATACCGAGAACTTGTGCCAGAACGGGACATTGTGATTGCTTGTTGGACAGGCAATCACAGAATTGAAGTCTGGAACGATAAAGAACAAATTTGGGTACAGTTTTGTATTGGTACACAAACATGGTACAAACCAGAATCTAATAATACAGATAATTCTGCACCCGTCACCTACAGAACAATATCTAATCAAGAAGAGTATCAGTTGTATTGCAAATACTGGGGTATTTACAGCACTGATGTAGAAACAGGCAGATTAAACAAACTAAAGAATATTGTTGGATTAAATAGCATAGCGGAACATTATGGAATTAAGGTATTAAATTTCCATAGTTTTTCCCCGATAAAAATTGATCAATATGTTTGGCCGGCACAACACACTGAATTCTGCGATTGGTGTATAAAACAAAATTTTGTCCCCACTGAAACCGTGCATTTTTATTCGGATGCTCATGATGCGTTTGCAAAATATATTTTAAAAGGATTGTAATTGGCTAAAGAAGAAGGGTTTAGACTAGATGGGCAAGTGATAGATGTACTACCCAACGCCATGTTTAGAGTAAAACTGCCACATATAGATCAACCAGTAACTGGTGTTATCTCGGGAAAAATGCGTCAGCACAACATTAAAATTCTACTAGGTGACACCGTGGAAATAGAGTTTAGTCCATATGATCTAGGTCGTGGACGTATTACCCGACGCCGGTAAATACAAGATGGAACTTAGAGATCACATTAATCTTGTAGAAGCAAGTACTAGACCAGCAAAACTGGAAACCACTCCTTTACCTTACGGCATCAAAGACCTTGAGCCTGTAATGAGCAAGGCCACTATAGACTATCATTTTGAGCACTTGGCCAAAGGTTATGCCAAGCGTTACAATGCAGGAGAAGGCAATGCGGATTTTAATCGTGCTGGCAGTTTTTTACACAACAAGTTTTTCCCTCAGCTTCGGGCTCCCAAAGGCGCCAACCGTCCCCGAGGTGCAGTACTTGCACTCATAGAAGAAAAATTCAAAACATACGAAGATTTCAAAGAGGCATTTAAACAAGCCGCAATGAAGATCCAAGGATCAGGTTGGGTTTATCTCAGCACCGGTGGAGACATCAAGACCATTGCCAACCATGCAGTGCGCACAGATATCTGTGTGTTGGTAGATTGGTGGGAACATGCTTGGGCATTAGATTACCAAGCAGACAAAGAACGCTATCTAGACAACATCTGGAAGATTATTAACTGGGACGTTTGCAACGAAAGATTGTGATGCTCAAAAAGCATTTCCCGTTTCACGCCCACTCAAGATATGCCAATAAAACAATGTATTGGTACGGGCATGACAGTCGAACTTTATTTGATCAACATTTAAAAAATCCTGCAACCCAAGACAAACTTGAACAACATGGCTGGGTTGATCAACAAGGTAACATGATACCACTTGAATACAAATTTAATTCACAAGGTTTTAGATGTGGCAATTTTGATGATAGTCCAGCTGGAATTGCACTGGGATGTAGTCATACCATGGGAATAGGCAATCATCTCAAGGATACTTGGCCACAAAGATTGTCAGACATGATGAATTTTCCAATCTGGAATCTTGGGGTTGCTAGCGCAAGTCTTGATACTGCATTTAGAATGTTGACCCACTACATTGATATTCTCAATACTAAATTTGTAGTGATGTGGATACCAAACATGCATAGATTTGAATATTTTGATTCGACTGTGAATGTTATAAATGTTCTTGCACCACAAGTTGACAAGGAATTTGAATCTAGATTTTTCAAGACTTGGTTTGGGAATGATCAAAATTCAGACTTTAATCACTTGAAAAATATGTATGCAATTCAGTGGCTGTGTGGTGAGCATAATATACCGTTGTTTTCTTTAAAAGGTCCGCAACTTTATACACCAAGTGCAAGAGATTTAAGTCATTGCGGGCCAAATAGCCATGAGTTGTTTGCAACAAAAATGCATGAAAATATAAAAAATTCAGGAATAAAATTATGAAACTAGATACCAGTGCAGTAACAAAACTACGCGAACTTCTTGCAGAAGAAAACAACCCCAATGTCAAACTGCGTGTGTTTGTACAAGGTGGCGGTTGCTCGGGCATGCAATATGGGTTTACTCTTGATGAGGTGCAAAATGAAGACGACTTTGATTTTGACTACACTGATGTCAAGGTACTAGTAGACAGCATAAGCATGACTTATTTGCAAAATGCAAACATACGATGGAATGACGATATCATGGGCGCAAGCTTTGTAATCGACAACCCCAACGCCGAAACCACCTGTGGCTGCGGCTCAAGTTTTGCACCCAGCTAAGTCCTAAAACGCCATAAATACCTTAAAGCGAGGTAAACAATGGCATACGAGGCAATTAATGTAGGGACTGTCCCAAACGATGGGTTGGGGGATCCGCTACGGACCGCATATCAAAAATGCAATAGCAATTTCACTGAACTCTACTCAAGATTGCAAACTACTCCTCCCGACACAAGTGCAGGGCAACCGGGTGACTTAGCCGGAATGACCGCATATGATGATCAATATTTCTATTACTGTTTTGCTGACTATGATGAGAGCACAGTTATTTGGAAACGCATATCAGGGTCAGTATTTTAATCATGGCGCAACCAACTTGGATCACCCCGGCCGGGAGTCTAGGAATCATTCCTGAAAACAAGTTTTTTCAGTATGACATGCTGGCATCAACCCCGGTTGTGACCACCACCACAGTTACGTCAGCATCTACTACTAGATTCACTTGCTCTAGCTTGACAGGGGTATATCCTGGCCTTAACGTAATGTTTACTGGTACAACGTTTGGCGGAGTAAGCACCACCATACGATACTTTGTACTTGCTGTGTACGGCAACAATCAGTTTTCAATTTCACAAACTGAATTTTCTACAACACCAATAACATTATCCCCGGGTTCTGGGTCAATGACTGCAGAATTTACTCAGCACGTTTATTTTACCTTGATTGCTGGATCAGTTCCCCCGGGGATTCAGGTAGCAGACAATGGATCCATTATTGGTGTGCCTAAAGCAGTGGCCAGCATTCAAGGTGTGCCGCAGGAAGTTGCCAGGGATGTTCTTTCAAAATTTGCAGTTCGAGCCTACACTGAAAAAATTGTAGGGTCAACATTGGTTCTAGATAGCATAGCAGACCGTACCTTTACTCTCACAGTCACTGGGCAAAACATACCTGAATTTGTTACACCGCCTGGTAATATTGGAATCTACTACGACGGCACTGAAGTGGCTATTCAGTTGTTGTTTACAGATACCGATCCCGGCGATAATGTTGTTGTTAAGCTTGCATCTGGATCTTTCCCGCCAGGTGTGGCTGTTACCAGTCGAGGTTTAATAACTGGAATAATACAACCCTTGGTTGGCCCGCCTGGGTCAGCACCGCCGGGATATGATTCAACACCCAAGGATCAATACCCTAACGATTTTACTACTCGTAGCGCCAGTAAGAATTTTCAATTCACTTTGGAAATTACCGATGGCAAGGACAGCAATTTAAGAACATTTGAGATTTTTGTATACAGCAAAGACAGCATGAGTGCCGATACCACTGACTTTACTGCTGACAATACATGGATCACAGCGGACGTAGTACCCACAAGAACCCCGGTGTTGTTAACACCATCGGGCAGCCTGGGTAGAGTGCGCTCGGACAATTATTATTATTTCCAATTCCAAGCCATAGACTTTGATGGGGATGCTTTGTCATACGAAATATCATCTGGCTTGTCATCATCGCCACCGGGTGATCTAGTATTTGATTCAGATACCGGTTGGTTATATGGGCATTTAGAATCACAAGGCCCATCCGAGATAGAATATGAGTTTACTGTTGTTGTTTACAAACGAGATTATCCCACAATACGATCTGATCCATCAACATTTACAATAACAGTTATTGGCAATATTGAAACTGAAGTGATATGGTTAACTGATTCAGATTTAGGGTCAATTGACAACGGTGGCATCAGTGTGCTTGAAGTGGCAGCTATCAATACTGGTGGTAGAGCACTACAGTATCGTCTTGTAGGCGGCAGTAACAGCAAGCTTCCACAAGGATTAACACTGCAACCAACTGGGCATATTACAGGACGTGTGAGTTTCAATACGTTTGCCTTGGATGGTGGTACCACTACATTTGATACTTTAAGACGCACTAGATTAGATCCCAATCCCACTACATTTGACATGAGATTCGAATTTGATGTAAACGCATTTGCTCCACAGGCCGCGCAGTTAGGATACAAAGTCAGTCAGTTAGTGATCATCAATGGTGGGTCAGGGTACGACTCACTTGACCCACCTACTGTGATTATTGCACCGCCTCCGTCAAGTGCACAATCTATACAAGCCACAGCAGGAATACCTACCATTGTTGATGGAGCAATAACTTCTATAGCTGTGGTTAACCCAGGCAATGGCTACACATCAACACCTGCAATTACAGTTATTGGTGGCAGTGGTGCAGGTGCTGTGGTAAACTCGTTAGTAGAAATATCAACTCAGATCAACAGTGTCGATGTAGTTCGTAGATTTAGTATTACTATCGACCGAGTGTTTAACACACCATACGAAAGTTTGTATATCAAGTGCATGCCACCAGCTAATGATCGTGCACTGATTGACCAATTGCTACAAGATCCCAATATCTTCCCTAACAATTTGTTATATCGAGCCGATGACAGCAATTTTGGGCTTGCATCAAATGTTACCTATGTACATGCACTGGGTTTAAATCCTGCAACTTTGGATACCTACGTAGAAAGCTTGTCAATTAACCACTACTGGCGCAACATTACACTAGGCGAAATTCGAACTGCGCAGGCTCTAGATAGTTCAGGTAATGTGCTTTATGAAGTTGTATACAGTGTCATCATTGATGATTTGTTAAACAACAATGGAGTCAGTGTGGGTAAATCAGTTGAGTTACCTTATCCTGTGGTGCTTGATGATGGCACTGTGACTGTTGTTTATCCCAACAGTTTGCCAAACATGCGCAATCAGGTAATTGATACCGTGGGACAAATTAGTCCAGCATTGCCTTTGTGGATGAACTCCAAACAAGCCAACGGAACTTATTTAGGATTCACCCCGGCTTGGGTGATAGCCTATGTCAAACCCGGCGAAAGCGGTCGTATTGCCTACAACATCAGTCAACAGTACAGCAACCAACTCAACAAAGTTGATTTCAAAGTAGATAGATACGAGTTGGATCGTAGTCAAACTCACAATTGGGACTCATATACTGACAGTTGGATCCCAAGCCCTGCTCAAAATGTCACGTTTGACGTTTTTGCTGAGTACTTGTATGATACGCCAAGTCTAGACACCACAGGGCGGATTAGTGATACCACAACCTATACCGGTGACGGAAACACTGTGTATTTTGCCGTGTCTTTGTTGCCGACTACAGGAACACTGGTTGTCAAAATAGGCAATGTAATACAAGAGTACAGCACGGATTACACGGTGAATTTTGGATATTATCCAAAGTTTGTACAGTTTGAAACAGCCCCAAGTAATGGATCTACTGTTAGAATCTATCAAATTTCAGATATATCTGTCACCAATCAAAACGGTGCTCCAGGAACACAAACAATATTTGATGGTGGAAGTATGACGTTTAGTAGCCCAGCAGATCGTTGGACCGAGACCGACGAGTTCGATAAATATCTCGTGTTCCCCAAACAAACAATTTTAGGATAAAAGATGACTAGCCAGATTAACCCCAACAATATCGACGGCGCTTACCCAGTTGCCGGTCAAGACAATGACTCGCAGGGATTCCGCGATAACTTTACCAACACCAAAACTAACTTTGGATATGCATCTGCTGAAATAACAGACTTGCAAAGCAAAGTAGTGCTCAAAGCCCCGTTAACTGGCACTGTGTTGAGCAACGACATGAACAATAGCATTATAAGCAATGTTCAGTTGTTGTCAGCAAGTGCCCCCAGAGTTGCTTTAGGCACAGTCACCAGCGCCACCATGAACTTTTCAGCTGGCCCATACTATACATTATCCACAGGCGGGTCGGTATCCCTGGCATTCAGCAACTGGCCGGCAGCCGGACAAGTGGCCACAATGCGTTTGCAAATCACAGTAACTAATATCACATATAACTTAATATTACCTGCGGCAGTGACTGTGGGACTCGACAACTTGCAAGGCTACAATCCAGCCACTGATTCCATTGTGTTCAATCAACTAGGCACATTTGAGTATGAATTTGAAACCAGTGACAATGGTTCAACAATTAGCATTTTTGATCTAAATCAAAATCGTGATCCTATTTACTTGCCCAGTTCAGAAGATCTTGCAACTACCACTGCTGCCAATTTAGATGTTACCACCAGTTATTTTTCAACTGCTGCCGCCGAAACTGCAACACTAGCGGCAGGCGTTGCTGGACAAGTCAAAGTGTTTGCCATGTACGCCGACAGTGGTGACATGGTGATCACAGTCACCAATGCAGGATGGAAGTCAAGTGGCACAGGTACTATTACATTTGACACCATCGGTGATAGCTGTACACTGATGTATATCAATTCCAAATGGTTCTGTACAGGCAACAACGGTTGCGTATTTGCCTAACCAAACTGTGTTGACAATCACAGCCCTTGTTGCTATAATAGTTACAAGGGCTTTTTATTCATGGAACATCCACTAGTCGAAGTTGATCCCAGTTTGTCATTAGATGACTTACAAACTCGTATCAACGACCTAACCAAAAAAATGATGTGGGCGCAACGCCATAATGCACATCTTGCCGGCCAAATACGCATGGCCCTGGAAGCCTTTCAATCTCGGTATCGAATCAAACAACAACAAGCATATGATGCTGCCACACGCAATGGCAAAGACTTTTCGGACAAGATAGACATATCATGAAAACAAATCAGTACGGTGAGATGATTTACAATGATCATGATCTTGCTAATATAATAATGCAAGGGCAAGATATATTGCAGTTAAAAAATCTCAAGGTAGATCATTCAGTTGACATTGAAAACTTGATTACCCTAGTAGAAGATACAGAAGGTTTGTTTACTTGGACCTTTCCCGAAGGCAGCAACGTGTCGGTCTCTGAGTTTGATACTGTGCAACAACAACATTGGCACATGCCAAATGAATACAAGCAGTTGGATATTGCAGAGTACCTGCTAAACTTGTGCAACACACAAGAAGAATTACAAAGAGTAGGCGAGGAGCTGTTGTTATTTCAAGAACGCAACTTGTTTGATCTAATACGATACCTGAAATACCTTGTAGACGTCATGCAAGAAAATCATGTTATTTGGGGAGTAGGGCGAGGGTCTAGTGTGGCCAGTTATGTGCTGTTCAAACTTGGCGTACATCGAATAGATAGTATGTTCTGGGATTTAGACCCCAGGGAATTTTTACGTTAAATATCTGTGTAGTCACACTAGGAGAATTACAATGACCCAAAAAACTTATAGAACTGCACAAGGACGCATCATCGACCTTGGTGTATTGCAACTTCAAAACGAACATGTACGAGCAGTAGGCAACATGAACGTTAACGCTCGTGGAGACCTTGTGGACGCAGTTAATCGTCCTATTTCCACACGCAACAATCAACTTAACAAACAATACAATCGACAAATTGGCACCAATGTATCCAAGACTCCGGTTAATACACCTCCTGCAGTCAACCGTGCTCGTCCAATTGAAAACATGGAAGACATTATTCCTCCAGAAGATTTTGATGATAATTTTGACAAAACATCGATCAAGAAAAAAGTTTAATTACATAGGATTTAATTAATGACAAAAGCCGCATTTGCACCTCACCGAGTGAGTAGCCTACGCCCACTAGACAACACTGTGATAGTAGAGGACATGGCGTTTTCTGAACGACAGTTAAGTTCAGGAATTGTATTGTTAAACGACAATGGTACCACTGCTGGTATTCGTCCACGTTGGGGACGAGTGTATGCAACAGGTCCCAATCAACGGGAAGTGACTGTGGGGCAATGGATCTGTGTAGCACACGGTCGTTGGACACGTGGTGTGGAAATTGAAGATGATGCTGGAGCAAGAACCATCCGCAAGGTTGACCCCAAGGACATCTTGCTGGTATCAAATGAGCAACCCGATGACGACACCATGAGTGACGCTATTCAAGCCCAGGCTCGAAACAGATTCTAATGGGTTTTCAAAAACGCTGGGACTTACCGGATCTGTATTCACAGGTCCGTGCCCTAGCCTCTGAAGCCGGTAGTCCACATAATGACGGATGGACAGCCTCAGCTTGCAAACATGATTTATATCTGCTAAAATGCTTTATAGAAGACCGCTACCATGACCTTCCTACATTTGTTGGGGAAGAAAAATGGGAACAGCAAAGATTAATTGACCAACTCAAGAAATAGTATGAAACAACTTTGGACTGAAAAATATCGCCCCAACACCTTGGCAGATTATGTGTTTAGGGATAATACACAACGCCAACAAGTGCAAGGTTGGGTAGATTCAGGGGCTATCCCTCATTTGTTATTTTCAGGTGCTCCGGGTGTGGGCAAAACCACACTGGCCAAAATCCTAATCAATGAATTGGGAATTGATGAATATGATGTGCTTGAGATCAATGCGTCACGTGAAAACTCTGTAGATACTATCCGTGACAAGATCACAGGCTTTGTTGCAACAATGCCATTTGGTGCATTTAAAATCGTGTTGTTAGATGAAGCAGACTATATAACACCCAACGGACAAGCTGCCTTGCGTGGGGTCATGGAAACATATCATGCCAGTGCTAGATTCATTCTCACCTGCAACTACCCCAATCGTGTGATCCCTGCATTGCATTCTAGATGCCAAGGGTTTCATATTGAACGTGTGGATATTACCGAGTTCACTGCTAGAATGGCCACAGTGCTGGTCACAGAAGGTGTGGAGTTTGATCTTGACACACTTGACAGTTATGTCAGAGCCACTTACCCTGACATGCGCAAGTGCCTGAATGTGTGTCAAATGAACAGCACAGAAGGCAAACTGTCGGCACCGCATGGTGACGAGGGCGGTGGTGTAAAAGAGTGGAAGATTGACGTTGTTAACTTGTTCAAGGCAGGACACACACTGGACGCTCGAAAGCTAATGTGTCAAAGCGCACGTCCCGAAGAGATGGAAGAAGTATTCCGTTGGATGTACGACAACTTGGACTTGTGGTCAAGTGAGCCGGAAAAGCAAGATCAAGCCATTGTGATTATTCGACAAGGACTTGTGAATCATAGTTTTGTAGCCGACGCCGAGATCAATCTTAGTGCTACACTAGTGGAACTTTGCCAACTCAAATGAAAATAGCCATTGTAGGCGACAGTTTTGCAACAGACGAAGTTGCTGACAGTTGGGTAGCTCTGCTTCGGACCCAACATCATGTGACCAATCTCAGTCAACGAGGGATCAGTCAGTATCGTTTGTTGACCATGGTTGAAGAAAATTTGTCCAGCATACTTGAGCATGACTATGCAATTTTGTGGCATACCAATCCTGATCGAGTGTATGTAAACAACGACATAACTTTTCCCACTAGAACACTTGCATCACATCCACATGCAGATCTAGTGGCTGCCGACAGCCTGAACAGTAGTGACACACAATGGCGTCGAACTGCTGAAACTTACTATCGTGTGTTTCACGATACTCAACAGCAAAAGTTGTATCATCATCTTGTTGTGCAATACATTCAAGAATTAATGCAACCCATTCGGACTGTGCATTGTAGTGGATTTGTCTTGCCCGGCACAATCTACAGTTTTGCTGGTCTAGTACAAGAACATCCCGGTGTTGTTAATCATTTTGATATTGCAGGCAACCAAATAGTATTTGAATATCTAACAAGGAACATATCATGAGATATCTAATTATCACCTATATCAAACGGCCCAATGGTCAAATGGACGAAAGCGCACAAGTGGCCATGAGAGTCAAGACTCAAGACCTGCAGATGGCCTCCGTAATACTTGACTTCAAAACCCTTTCTGTAGTAAAATGTAGTTTAAATGGTACTACAGTCCCAAGAGATTGGGATCGCATTGTTAACTATTATTATCAACACTACAAGGCAGTCATCGAAAGACTGTTCAAGGAAAATGGTTATGAAATCAAAAACAAAGAACCCCAGCCAGAAACTGATACTAACTGACATTGATGGCGTTTGCCTAGACTGGGAGTATGCATTCAATGTGTATCTACAGCAACACGGTTTCAACAGAGTAGAAGGTGGCCAGTTCAAATACGACATTGGCAAACGCTATGGTATTGATCATGAACAAGGTCGCAAGCTGATCAAGATCTTTAATGAATCAGCCGCAATTGGGTTCTTGCCACCCTTGCGTGACGCCATGTACTACATCAAGCGACTGCACGAAGAGCATGGCTATGTGTTCCATGCTATTACCAGCCTGAGCTTGGATCCCAATGCACAGGAACTGCGCAGAATGAATCTCAACAAACTGTTTGGTAAAACAGCATTTGAAGAGATTATTTGCCTAGATACCGGCGCTGATAAAGATGCGGCACTAGAGCCCTATCGAGATACTGGTCACTACTGGATCGAAGACAAGATTGTAAACTGCCAAGTGGGTACTGCTCTAGGTCTAAAGAGCCTGTTGATGGAGCATGGGCACAACATGGACTATGAAGATGTCAACATTCCTCGAGTGAAGAATTGGCGGGAAATCTACAACATCATTGTAGGCCCCGCCAATTAATATCGCTATCCGTACATTTTTAGTACAGATGAGATAATGGGGTGACGTTGAACATCACGTGTGCCCAGTTCACTGAGTTGTAGGCCAGGATAGTTGCCTGCTCGTAGTCTAGAGCAAAGATCCATCAAGCCGTTGTTGCTGTTGTTTTTGTCAGTTTGCTCAACATCACCCGTGACCACAATCTTGCTGTTTTCTCCTATGCGTGTGAGTAACATTTTGAGTTGATTGGGTGTGGCATTTTGCATTTCGTCTGCCACAATCCAAGCGTTCTTAAAGGTTCGCCCTCGCATGAATGCCAAGGGAGATATTTCTATTATTTCATCTTCTATCATTGAAATCACTTCTCGTGGCGAGTAAAACTCCTTCATGATATCTAGTAATGGGCGTGTCCAAGGTTCCATTTTTCTCACAAGGTCTCCTGGCAAGAATCCATGTTGTTCATCTTCTACACCCACTGCTGGGCGAGTTAGTACTACTCGTCGACAGCGTCCTTGACGCAATGCCTGTAGTGCAGCCAGCATGGCCAGATAACTCTTACCGGTACCTGCAGGGCCAACAGCAACTGAAATGTTCACTGCGGGATCTAGCAAGTTGAGAATTAACTGTTCCTGTGCTCGGCTCTTGGGCCTAAGTTCTATGGGGCGGGGTTGGGATTTTTTTGCAAGTCGAAAGTCTATAGTGTTTTCGGGTTGTTCATAGTACTGTTGCGATTGTTGCATACGGCGTTGGGCTTTGGTTCCACGTGCTCTACTCAAGTCGATTTCTCCTTTTGACATGATTGCTACCTTTGCATGGTATTTACGACCTTACACCAGTGTGTATTAACTGCATGTATTTCATGCCAAAACCTCCATAAGTACTGACCTGACAACAACTTTTCATAATAATGTCATTCATGTGACCCGCATAAATAACAACATGGACAAAGACATCTTTAAAAATCACGAAGATTACTGGTTGATAGCCGACAATATCAAAGACATCTACATGAGTGAAGGTAGCCTGTTGAGTCTCTTGGACTTTGAACGGGTGCTGGACGAAATGGATCTCTATGCATTTAAAAACTGGCAACTGGGAGAATTAATAGCTGGACCTGAAGTGGGCCGCTATAGAGTTTCCTGCACATTCATGTGGCCTGAAAAACTCATGCCTGATCCACGAGGCGGGCGTAGATTGTTACCATTTGACTGTGAAGTACGATACAAAAAAACACGTATCAAAATCCCGGTAAAAATTGAAGATCCTGACGATTATCAACCTGGCACACACAAAGCCAGGCTGATTGAAAAACCCGTGTGGCTAGTGGAAATCACCATGCCCAAGGGCTTGATGACAGACATACGCACCGGCTCAATTGAACTTGAAGATGAAACTGTAGACCTTGGTGACCTTGACGATGCTTACGAGCAAGATCTTGATCAAGACGAGTACAAAGACGACGATAATGAACAACAACAAACACCAGCCCCAGTTAGCCCAAGTCCCGCTGTTTGAAGCATTAAACTACAAGGACATGGAGGGCATGCTCAAGCCCACTATTCACGTGGATGAGTTTGCGTCAAAAATGGGCGATGATGACGATATTATTGTGGTCAGCTTCTTTGCACGTAGCAAACAAGCCGCTGATGATCTTGCCACATGGTTTGAAAAAGGGTACGATTGGGTGCTTGATGCTGATGTCAGCCCTGGACAAATCAGTCCTGGTCGGTATCTAGTGTATATTGAAATTCGCAGACGTAGCAGTGCCGGCCGAAATATTGAGCAGTTGCTAGATGATTTGAGCACCCTGACTGAGTTTGAAAACAGTTCAGCATGGACCATGCACTACGAAGGCAAAGAACAGCCGTTCTCTATAGAAACGTTTGATCGTTTGATCCCACTAAGTCCCAAAGAATATCGTCGCCGCAAAGAAGAAGGTCTTAACGAAATGCGCATTGCCGCTGGAGTTGAGCCTAAACAAATTTACGAACGCGAGCGAGATATTCGCCAGTTGCAAGCCGCAGCCGGTATATAAATCAATGCAAATCAAAAGTTTTGGCTGTAGCTTTATCTACGGCACCGACCTACCTGACGACAAAAAAGCCAGTCGCCCCAGACCCAGTACCATGACATGGCCAGCATTGCTGGCACAGCGTCTGAAGCTGGATTATGCTTGTTATGCTCAGGGCGGCCAGGGCAACACGTTTATCCTGGATCAAATACTGTGCGAAGCAGCCAAACCCAGTAGAGACCTGTTTGTGATTGGGTGGAGCTGGATAGATCGATTTGACTACGTGAACCGACAAGAACTAGACTGGGTAGACTGGAAAGCAATTCGCCCCACAACAAATGATGCAGTGTCTGCCACCTACTACAGACACTTGCACAGCCAATATCGAGACAAGTTATCCAGCTTGGTGTGTATGCAAAGCGCCGTTGATACATTGCAACGCAAAAACATTCCGTTTATCATGACCTCCATTGATGACATACTGTTTGAACGTCAATGGAACGTGGCCCTGAGTATAGGTGATCTACAGGATTATGTAGAGCCGTGTGTGACCAAGTTCAACGGCACTAACTTTCTTGACTGGAGCCGACAGCAAGGTTTCCCCATTAGTGACTCTTGGCACCCATTGGAGCAGGCTCACCGAGCGGCAGCTGATGTCATGATGCCACAGGCTCAGAGCTTGGTGTAAACAAAATACAATCGCTCATTTGCATCCTTTTTAAAGGTGTCCAGGCTCAGATTGTATTTTTCGGCAAATTCATTAACCACTTCAAAAGTCCAATTAAAGATTTCCACATACGGCCCTGTCCGGTGTGTGATTCCAGGATTGGCACGTAAAAAGAACTTGCCGCTCTTTTTCAACAAATTCACACAATGACTGAAACGTGCTTCGATATCATCCCGTGAATTAAAATTAATTGATCCCAAGGCCATGATCACATCATGCGATTCGGGCTTTACTTTATAATCTAATATGTCTACTTCATAGTCAGCTTGATTGTTGTAGGGATCAATTCCAATTAAGTTTTGTATGCGCCCTTTAAAAGGATGATATCCACAACCCACATCCAGTACCCGTTCAGGATTGAGTGCATTGATTTCCTCAACCAGTTGCCAGCCTGTGTGCTCGTAGTCGTTGGTGCGTGGCTTCCAGATCTCACTAAAGAAGCGTAGTATATAACGCTCACTAACATCATCCACAATAGCACGTAATGTGCCCACGTAGTCGCAGGGCAGTTGTAGTTCAGCTTCTACTGAATCTTTGAACTTCTTGTAACGTGCGGGCGTCCAGGGCAGATCTTGTACCACTGTGTCTGCCCCAATGCTGGTACGAATTTTGTCGTATTTGGGTAAATTAAATGCACGAAGCAAATTTTCGTGTATTAAGTTAAAAATTTTGGTGTTCATAAAAAAATTTCTTTGAGGTAAATAAAATTTACAAGAGTACTAGAAAATTTCCTGGTGCGCTTGTTTTCTGTTAAGTATATTTAAGGAGATAACATGCTTACATCAAAAGATTTCGTCGCCAAATTGGTTGCTGATAATCAAGCCCTTTTCAAAGCCAGCCAACACAATGTTCGTGCTTATTTTGAATCAAAACCAGCTCAAGAAGAGCTAGTGGAACACTTTATCGGCCGCATGGTCAACGAGCGTATGAACATGGTTGAAATCAGCCGTGCCATTGCTGACATGCCAGCTGATGCAGATCCTGTAGAACTACAGTTGTTGAGCCAACAAGCCCATGACGAAGCTGTGCATTTCCGCTTGGTCAAGGAAGTTATTGAACACATTCAAGGTAGCCCAGTTGATGTTGCTGCCGCAATTGCTCGCGAAGCTGCCAAGCCCACTGCCAAGGGTGCTGGTTTGTTGGCCAAGTACAGTGCTGAAACTGATCCTGCTGCCTTGGCTGCTTATCAGTTGGTTGCTGAAGGCCGTGCAGAAGCAGTGTGGGACGAAATGGCCGACTGCATTGAAGACACATTTATCTCTGGCGCATATCGCAAGATTGCCAAGGACGAAGGTTTTCACGCCAAGATTGGTGCCCGTGCACTAGAAAAGTTTGTGGGCACCGCTGAAGAGCAAGAGCGCATTGAAAGCTTGGTAAAAGCCATGCGTCGTGACTTGTATGAGATTTCATGCAAAAATACTGTTGCAGCCGATTCTGGCCGCGAACTAGTAGCAGACGCATACGGTTGGTAATTTGCATATAGGATTGAGTCAACGGATCCTATGGCATCGAGGACGAGCGTATGATGCACTTGAACATGGATGGTATTCATATTTCAAACATCATACGCTTGTTGCTTTAAAGAATGACCTAGGGCAGGATTTTAAAACAATAGCCCAGTCTTTAGATGCGTTTGTTATCACCGGAGGTGATGATAGTATCATACGTAGAACAACAGAAATTAAACTTGCAAAACAAATGATGTTGCTAGACAAGCCTGTGTTGGGTGTTTGTCATGGTGCATTTATGTTGACGGATTTACTGGGAGGTAGTGTAGTGGCCGCTATTGGTGATCACTCAGAAACACTGCATCCTGTAATGTACTTTGGGGAAGAGGTCATGGTCAATAGCTTTCACAACTTGGCTATTCAACGATTACACCCCTCGGGTACTGTGCTGTGTACTGATCAAGATAGGCATGTAGAAGCCTGGATTGACGGCACATTGGCGGGGGTGGTCTGGCATCCCGAACGCATGGATAGGCCATGGCTCCCAGAAGAAATAGAAAACTTACTCTTTAAGGAAACAAAATGAAACGTTTATTAGCACTATTGCTTGTTACCGCAAGCACACTGGTCCACGCACAATGGCAGCCCACAAAGCCTATCACTGTGATTGTGGGAAACACACCTGGCGCAGGTAATGAAATTGCTTTTAGAAAGCTGGCAGAGATTGTGCAAAAAACCAGCCATCCCAAGTTTGTGTACGTGGTGGAAAACCGCCCTGGTGCAGACAGCGTGATTGCCAACAATCACTTTTTGAAAGAAGCGCCCGATGGCTACACAATCAACTTGCCCAGCCATATGAGCAGTTATGTTACCAACGATATCTGGGAAAAGAACATAAAAAAATACAATTACGATTCATTCGTTGATGTGTTAACCATGGGTAAATCACCATTGGTATTAGTGGCACATCCATCTAGTGCAGTAAACACACCACAAGACTTTGTGAAATTAATTTCAACTACCACACGACCAATTAATGTTGGGGTCGGCGGAGGTGCGCATAGAACAGCATTTGAATATCTTATGGAGAAAGGTCGTGGCAATCGCGACCAGGTCAAACCTATTAAATTCAATGGCCCGCAGCCTACTGTGGTGAGCGTAGCATCATTTGATCCTAAACTGGGAGGAACAGAGTTTGGTATCATGCCTATTGCTGTGGCACGCCCTCTAGTAGAAGCAGGCAAAGTCAAAGCCATTGGATTCACAGGCACACAGAAAATGCCACAGTTTCCCTCAGTACCGCTATTAAACTCAGTGGCACCAGGTATCAATGTATATGCCGCATGGAGCATTCAATTGCCCAAAGGTACACCTCTGGAAATTGTAGACTGGTATCAAAAGACATTTAGTACTGTGATCAAAAGCAAAGAATATGCAGATTGGCGTGAACTCAATGTGGTGTTTTATGTTGAAGATGAACTCACCCCTGCTGGCCTAAAGAAACAAATGGACAACTTGCGAGCCACCTTTTTACCTGTGCTCGAGCGAATTGATTTAAGTAAAGAATGAAATATATCTTTGTAGCCGGTGCTCCAGGCTCTAAATGGAGCAGTGTGGTCAAAAACATCTACTATAGTCCTGACATTGATCGTTCGGACTATAGAGATGAATGGACTTACTATCATGACGCATCGGGCAAAATGGAACTCATGCATCTGGGTGCGTACTTTGATCCAGGCATGATTAGCCCACTGCCTGAGGATTTGACAACATTAAACAGACAGCAACTAGAAGAAATATTTGCTGAGCCGTTTCAATTTAAAGAATCTCGAGGTGTACGCATAATCAAAAGTCATGTGTTTTCAAATCACATTGACTATCTGCGAGAATTATTCCCCGAAGTGCCCATTGTAATTGTGCATCGCAATGATGATGCATGCCTGGGTTGGTGGGTCAAATGCGGTCATTTTGATATCACATA